ATAAGAGTTTTCTCCTATAAAAGCGAGGTTTACTAGGTGCGAATCTGAAAGACTTCGCATCTCTATTTATAGGATAAACACTAAAATCTTGCAATCCAGAAAACCGAACTTCAGTAGGTTTCTGCCTTACCCTTCTTTCCGATATTATACTTTTGCTCTAGAACCCAGTCCCCCTTATCTTTATAAGAAAGAACCTTAATCTGATTTAATGGAGCAATATCAGTAAATTTTTCAGGATGTACAATTGTAATCAGACCCCAATCCGCAAGTAAATGAGCAATCCGATTCCTTCTTTGAACATCGTTTACTGTAAGATTTGCGTGCTTTCCATCAAGAGCGAAAAGTTCTTTGAATCCAACAATATAATATTTTCCTTGCTTATGAAGAATATGGCAAGACTGATAAAGCTTCTTTTCTTTTCGCGAAGCTACGCCAATTCGCGTAAGAGTTTCACGAACTTTGAGAAAATCATCAGGTTCATTTAAAATAACCTCAATCATCATATCAGGAGACCAAGTGACTTGAGGTTCAATTGTTTGACTATTCATTTTGTTCCACCAGTTTCAAGACGTTTTTTAATGAATTCAATTTGCTCCTTATTTAAAATTTTAAGTGCTTGAGATGCCTTTTCGTTACTAAATCCATAATATCGTTTTATGCATTCCAAGTCTTCAATTTTGGTTTTGTTTAACCAAGGAGAAAATCTTTTTCGTTTTCTTATAATATTTAGATAAAATGAATATTGCATATCTTTATCAAGATGAGGATTTATATTCATTTCATTAACAAAAAGAATGCAATCTAAATTTCCAGATAAACACCGATTAATAATATAAGGAGAATAATCTTTAATATTTTCTGAATTTTCTTTTGTTAAATCTTCTTTTGTGTAGTTGATAGAATTCAACCAATCTTTTAGTTCCATTATTTAAAATTGCAATCAGACATAAGTTCAGTCAAACAAGCAAGAAGATTTATCTCTTGATCTACACAAAAAGCCGACTGATATTGATATTTCGCAAGAATTAGAATTGCCTGAGGAATTGAAGATGGAATCAAATTATCGTAAACGGAGTCATAAATCTTACGAAGTATAAAATTAATATCATTATCTAAATTAGATACAACCCACTTTCGGACCTCCATAAATTGTTTGGTCTTAAGATTCTTGATAAGTTCATTTACAGAAACATCAGAAAATGACGATAAAATACCCGTATCAATTTCTCCTCCAGTAGAATATCTTTGACATTCATTCAAGATTCTACGAAAATCTGGAAAAAACTTTTTTGTTAGCTCAGCAAGAACAGATTTATTATACTTAATCTTTTCCTCATCTAGAATTTTCTGAAGTCTCTCAAAAAAGAATCCTGCAAGCTGTGCTTTTTGTTTTCCTTTGATTGTAAAGTCAACTACAGCACAACGAGAATGAAGAGGTTCAATAATTTTGTTCTTATAATTGCAAGTAAAAATAAATCGGCAATTATTGTAGAAAGCTTCAATATTTGCACGAAGAAGCATCTGAACGTCAGAAGTGGTATTATCGCTTTCATCCACAATGATCACTTTATGCTTGGATGAGCCTGTAAGAGAAACAGTAGAAGCAAAATTCTTTGCTTGATTTCTAACTGTATCTAGAAAGCGTCCTTCATCTGAACCATTAATAATGTAAAAGTCCGCCCCTAGTTCATTGCAAAGTGCCTTTGCGACTGTAGTTTTTCCAATTCCTGGTGGCCCAGAAAGAAGAAGATTGGGAATCTCTCCTTTTTTTACAAAGTCTTTAAAGGTCTTTTTGACATCATCTGGAAGAATACAATCATCAATTGTTTTTGGTCTGTAGCGTTCTGTAAAGAGAAAATCACTTGTCATAATATTTAAATCAAAGGTTATAAATTAAACCCATTCGGGACGACGTTCGGGCATTTTGAGGTAATTATCTTTCACCCATTCTTTTGTAGCAATATATCTCCGATATGCATCAAAAGTGTCAATAGAAGTATCGTTTTTAAGAGCATCAGGCATTGCCCGAACAAAAGGAGTTACGTTTGTAATTTTCCCCTTTGGAAAGAGATAATATGCCTCTAGAAGAGTGTTGTAGCAGGCGTGAGGTTTTCCATAACGAAGTTGAAATTCATCACAAAGATTCATTCCGTGTTTGATTAACCAGTAGGCATTGTCAACGGACTCCCCAGTCCAGATGGTGCAAGGATGATTGCGAAATGCCCCCTTCTCGGTCGCGTATGGCGTTCCATCCTTCTTATGGAGTGGTCCGTAATTATGATACCACTTGGAAGCCACGATCGCTAGGAGCTGGCAGGTTTCAACTGGCATCTTAACCACTAATTTGTCAGGGAGTACAATCGCACTCTCCGCTGGAAATTTGTTTGTGACGAAAATATTCAAGGCAAATTCCTCAATAATAAAATAATAAAAAAATCAGAACTCACTATCGGGTTCAAGAGCAATCCAATAAGTCAAATCAATTCCCGAATTTTTAAATCGTGAAAGAAGTTTAGATGAAATTACAACCTCATAAGTTCCACCAAGAATCTTAAGATTCTCAACCTTGAAGTTTCCGCAAAACTCCTCGATTGTTTCACCTACGATTACGGAGAAATCATTTGAAGTTTCATTCTTTTTATCACGAACTACCATTTTTACAACACCGTTCTCACCAATTACAGACAAATCTGGAAGCTGATAGACCGATGCTGCTTTTAGAAGTTTGTCTAACTCTTTTGTATCTAGAATAAAACAAACATCTTCAGAGGGAAGTGAGATTGATTTATCTGGTGGAGTTACAATCACATTTGGATCCGCGAAAAAATACTTAGATCGTGACTTACCCTCTTTAATCAGAACGTATCCTTCATTAGAAAAATCAAGATCTGCATTCTTGTGTAGATTCAGACCATTCAAGAATTGCGTCAAATCATAGATACCAAAGTCTTTTGAGAACTCCTCTTCAATCGTAGCTTCAGCAAGAATGTTTTTCATCACAGAAATGCTGCGTAGTTGATTTCCCTTCTTAAAAAGAATGGATTGATTGATTGAAGAAAAGTTCTTCAAAAGAGTTACTGTTTGGTCGGAAAGTTTCATAATCATCAATATTGATACTTGTCAGTTGTGTTCTTGTGAAGACCTGCAAAATGATAAAGAAGAATGCAATAATGAATTGCTTTTAGAATGTCCATCTTGGACTTCCCATTCTTCTTACCAAAACGAGAAAGATACTTAATTGCATTAGACCTTGTAAATGCCTCAGCATCTCCAATACTTTCAATCAAGTCTAGAGTTTGAGTTTTGGAGTTTTCAGAAGTATAATGAGAATGATAGGTACTGGTAAGATATTCCTCCACTTCTTTGAGTGTTAGATCCTCTTCATATTTCCAAAATCCATTTTGGTTTGTATCTTTTGATTTGTAAATTGGAGTCACATTTGAAACTGTATTTGAAGTTGTCGTAGTCAAAAAATCAAGTTTATCGGCCATATTTATCAAGAGTAAAAGAAAAAAAGAGAAGACAAGGTTTTGCCTTCTCACATCATATCAGGAATCTTGAGATTCGTCAACCTCTTTTTCGGGCATTACAAAATCGGCGTCAATCTTATCGTAAAGTTCAAGAAATGCTTGTTTGGTTTCATCATCAAACCGATTAATGCAAACTTTAATTGCTTTTCCTTTATTTTCAAAGATATGATAGGCACGAATAATATGAACTAGACGACGAGTGCTGATGAGTTCATCAATTCCACCGTCAAAGAATGTTTTCCGAATCACATCAGACCAATCGCACAATTTTTTGATAAAGTCATCAATCTCAGTGAGACCAAGTGCAGATGAAACTTTTGTTAGAATTTTTTTTTCAATTGCAGGACTTGGATATGATTGTTCAAAAGTGACCGCGAAGCGTTCTAGAAAAGCGTCATTGAGTACATTAGTACCAATAAACCTACCATCATCAGAACCTTTACCCTTAGTGTTTGCAGTTGCAATTATATTAAATCCTGATTTTGGATAAATGAATCGCCCAATCTTTTTCAGAAAAAGTGGTTTTCCTTCAAGAATAGACATAATTGCAAGAATCTTATTTGCATCAGCAGCATCCATCTCATCAAGCAAAAGAATTGTCCCTCGCATCATTGCCTCAATTACGGGGCCGTTACTCCAAACAGTTTCAGTAGCACCTTCAGAATTTGCTTTTAGCCTAAATCCGCCAATTAGTGAATCCTCGTCTGTTTCAGCAGTCATATTCACACGAACTAATTCCCTTCCGAGTTGAGCGCACGCTTGTTCAACTTCAAATGTTTTACCGTTACCCGAAAGACCAGTAATAAAAGTAGGATAAAAAATTCCAGACTGAATAATTTTTTTAATGTCCCTAAAATTTCCAAATGGAACGAAAGTTGAATCTTTTTGAGGAATCAGATTTTGATTTACCGATTCAATCACACCAATTGGAGATGCAGAAGGAGAGTGATAAGTATTTTCCAATTTTTGAATGGCTTGACGTGTAACTTCTAGATTCCATTTGCCCCTACCAACTTTAAAGTCGTCAAGACGTTTTGTTACGGTTGGATAGGAAATTGACTTAGAAGCGCAGTATCCGCGAACATCCGCAGCAGTAAATTCTTTTCCGAAAGTGTTGCGAAGATCTTCAATAATTTGTTCGTCTGTCATTGAAATTCGTTTCATTGTGTAGTGGTGTACTTGAATCATTATAAGGCCCACAGGAAGCTCCAAAGGCTTCTTGTGGACAGTTATCAAAGTGGTAGATTAGACAATCAAAGAAATAAATTCTCCAAGAATCTTTTTATTCAGTTTTTTCGTTTTTAGAGACTTAACAAAAGCAGATTTAATCTGAGTCTTTGTTGCATTCTCTTCAATTTCAAATTCCGAATCTTGTGACAATGAAGATGCAGAAATTCCAAAATAAGAGTTATAACCAGAAGATTTAAGAATAAAACTATTCTCTTTTTTCCATTGATTTTGAATCTTATGATACTCCGCATCGTTTGATTGATGATAAAGATTTAGAAATCTAGACACATCACTTCCAGAAAGTAGACGAATTCCAATAAAACTTGTTTGTGGAAATTTATCTCTTAGATTCTTCAAAAGAGTGTCTGAAAATTGATGAAAGCTTCCTTTATAAGTTGTTCCAAGTTGCCGATCACGCAAAAATACGCGATCATATGGAATACGTTGACTTCCGATGTATGAATTCGTTTCTGATCTTTTAATCTTAACGTGATATGGTGGAGGATCTGCTTCCCCATCAGTTAGAATAATACAATGAACTTTTTGAAGCCTATTTTTTTCTTGAAATTCTGGAATGATTTGATGAAGAGACATCAAACTTTCATTTAGAGGAGTCCCCGAAAGATTCAATTTGGCTGGGCAATGATACTTATATGCATATGGATTGGGAAAATATTTCGCTAGACGCCAAATGTTTTTCATTTGTTGTTCAAGAGTATTTGATGACACCCTATGAGTAAAAATATGCATCAATGAAAATGATTCGTGAACTGCGAGAAGTCCTTCTTTCTTTTCATAAGAGGATTTTCTATCCGCACAAACATATTGACATTTTTGATAATCATAATGAACAGTTCTCCAATCATTCGTGAATGCATAAACATCAAATGGAATAGAAACCTTTTTGCAAAACCACATCAAATTATAGAGTTGTTTTAAAGTATCTAGAAGAACATTTGTCATTGATCCAGACCAATCCAAAATAAAAACTAAACCGTGATTTTTACCTTCTGGAATTGTTGTAATCTTTTTGAAAATATCATCATTAAATTGATAGGTATGAAGATTGGAGCAATCCAAAATTCCCGTCTTTGAGACTTGAGAACGAGAATATGTATCTGCTGCTTTACGGCATTCAAATTCTTTTACCAAATAATTCACTTCTTTTTGAGTAGATTTTTTAAAGGTCAGAAAATCCGAATCTGATTCTTTAAAAATATCTAAGGATTTATGTGAGCTATTATAGGCATCTTGCTGTTGAACAAAAGAAGTTTCAATATAAGTATGAATCTCCTTGTTCTCCACGATAAGTGACTTCAAATCTAGTTTTGGAACCTCCACATAAACAGGACTAGAAAGAGTACTAGACGCAAGTTGGCGAATTTTTTCTTCAAGTTTAGATACTGTCTTAACTTCAGGGTCTTTATTTTGGGAGGTAGAATTGGATGGTGAACTAGAATAATTTGATCTTTTAGAATCATTATTCTGTCCACTTTGAGGCGCATCCGTATTCATAGAACCATCCGTTGAAGATGAGTTTTGATTCTCTTGAGGTTCTGAAGACTCTGATGACTCTGATGACTCCGACTGTTGTTCTAGTTCGGATGTTGCTCCACCTGAATTGTCGTGATTATCAATTGAAGAGATTTTGATTTCTTGTTGCTCTTGTTTACAATATTCATAAAGTTTTTGAGCAGCGTCTAGAACTTCTTCAAAAGTTTCTGTTTTTTCAATTAGGGAAACAATTTCTTTTTCTTCTTCGGTGAAAGAAATATCAAGAAAGTTTCCAATTTTGAAATATAGATTTACTCGGTCAGCAAGATTCATAGAAGAAACGTCTTCATTTGCAATTTCAAAGAAATCTTGTTCGTAGAGTTCTTTGTATCCTTTGTAAAAAACCTTAGGCAAACCAGCATATCGCCGTTTAATCAATTTCTCAACCCGAACGTCCTCACAAATGTTTAAGTAGGCGTGGGGAATTTTATGAGTCTTAGTCCAGTCATAGTTGGGTGTGTAGATGGAATGGCTCGCCTCGTGGCAGAGTAAAATATCGTAAATATTTTCTGAGGCATTAGACCAAATCGGAAGAACTAAAGTCCGTGTATCTACATTAAAGGAAGCGGTATCAACATTACGATGCTCCACAAGAATATCTTCTGTGGCTAGAAGTTTAGCCAGCATTCCTTTGATTTCAAAATTAACCGTCATAAGGTTTTGTGTTTAACTGGAAAACAGTATACAACAAAAAGCCCCTTCAAAGAAGGGGCGATGGACACTTTAAAAACTGGATGCTTACAGTTTTGCAATCTTTGAGAATCCTTTGATTTTTTCAACTTTATAAACGGACTCAAATTTATCTTCAAGACCAGTTTTATGAGAAATTACAAATACATTCGTATCTGTTAAAACATAACGAATAATTTTAAGAAAATCTTCGGTTCCATATGAATCCAAAGAACTATCAAAAACCTCGTCAAAGAATATTAGATTACAGTGAACTGAGTTCTTGAACTTCGCAACTTCTCTCCAGGCAAAGATGATCCCCAAGTTGACTCTTGCTTTTTCACCTTCAGAGAATGATTCATAAGAAAAGTCTTCGTGAATTGGAGATTGAATTGATTCATTAAACTCTTCATCCAAAACAAAATTAATGTAAAAGTCCATCATTTGAAGATAACGATTGACTTGTTGATTAATCAAAGGAAGATATTTCTTGATGATTTTAGTTTTTACACCATCATCCTTTAGAAGACTATAAGAAAAATCATAATATGAAATTAAATCTCTATGAGAAGATAAATCTTGATATGTTTTTTCTAAGTTATCTTTATACTCTTCTAACTTATCACGTTCAAGACTTCGGTTTTTAAATTGTTCGGTAATTGTTTGAATTTCTTGTTCCAAATCTCTGATTTGCCTTTGATATCCAGAGATTTTAATATTGTTTTGAGAAATGTCATTCGTAAGTTTTGAAATCTCCTTTGAGAGAATAAGAAATTGATGCTCTCGTTCTTCTTCCTCTTGAATTGCTTCCTTGAGTTGCTGATAACCGGAGTTTAATTCCTCTACTTTATTTTGAGCATCATTAATCTTATTTATTCTAAAATTATCATCAATTGATTGCGTGCAAGTAGGACAAACCGTATTCTCTGAAAAGAACAAATGGTCCTTCTTTAAAATTTCAATTTTGTGTGAAATTTTACCTTTTAGATTGCCAAGTTTTTTTAATTTTTCACTCGCACCTAAACAATCTTGAACCGATTTTTGTTTTTCAAAAATATGTTCTTCAAGAACTCCATTTTCTCTCATAAAGATTTCAGTTTCACGATTTAGTAAATCAATTTGAGTATTTTTCTTTTGAATATTTTCTCTTCCTTGATTTTCAAGTTCTTCAATAAAATTCTTTTGCATCCTGACCTTATCAGTCAAAGATTGTTTCTTTAATTCAAGAACTTTAATTTCATCTTTAGTTTGACGAATCTTATCTTTTAGAATTGAATTCATCGAAGAAAAGATTTTGATATCTAATAAATCCTCAATCACTTCTCTGCGATGAGCGGAAGAGAGTTGCATAAAAGGAATATAAGTGCTTGAACCTAGAATTACAATCTGAGAGAATGATTTAAAATTCATCTTCAGAACATTCTGCTCTAACCATTTTTGCTGGTCCATCGCAGCAGCACTTTGATTCAGAAGTTCTCCATTTTTCCAAATTTCAAAGACATTTGGTTTCATTCCACGAACAACTTTCCATTCAGTTGTTGCAATAGAAAACTCAATTTCAACTCTACAATCCTTTTCGTTGATTGAATTAATCAGTTGAGGTTTATTAATTTTTCTGTAAGCACGACCATAAAGTGCAAAGCATAAGGCATCAATCGCGGTTGATTTTCCCATTGAATTTCTACCGATAATAAGATTTGTTTTACTCAAAGTAAAATCAATCTCTGAGAATTGATTACCAGTAGATAAAAAATTACGAAATCTCAGTTTTTTAAATAAAATCATCGTCAGTATTTCTAGGAGGAATTACAATATCATTTGGTGTGATTACAACATATTCATAGTCGTGCATCTCACAAGTTTTTATCATTAACTCGTCTTCAATTTCAATTACGTGCATATCAGGATATCCATCTTCTTCTAGCATCATCGCATAACGAACAGCATCATCTTCTTCTTCAAAGAGATATAAGATATGTTCCCCTTCCTCATTTAAGACTGAATATGCCCCTTCAGATTCTCTTCCGTGAATTGTAATAATAAACATTTAAACTATTTCGCACGCTTCCCGATAAATCTCTTGCATCATTTTTTGAAGAATGGATTTATCCAGACTAATTTCCGCCTCCTCAATATATCTATTTAAGATTGAAATTGTGTTTTCACTTTCAACTGCTTCAAAATCTGGAGATTCTTGAATCTCAAAGTTTTCAAGAATTTTAAGTTCAGCAACATTTGATGCATAAAGTTTATCTAAGAACTTTTCAAATTTTTTACTATCAGTTTTTTTACGAACGATAATCTTTACAATTTTATTTTCGTATTGTCTTGTATCAAATGTTTGATATGGAGTGTCTTCATAGTAAATATGATAATGCATTTTGTATGGATTATCAATCAATCTATGATCTAGTGTTTTTGTATCAAAAATTGCAAATCCTCTTGAATCATTTAAATCTGACCAAAACATTTCATAAGGATTTCCAATAT